ACTCAAGCGGCTCGGTATTGCCTCTGTGGCGCGAACAGATTGCCCAAGGCAAGCCGATCACGCTCACCGACAAGCGCTGCACGCGCTACTTCATGTCGATCCCGGATGCGGTCGAGCTCACGCTAGGCGCGGCGACCCTGCCCAGATCAGGTTTGTACGTACTCGATATGGGCACGCCGGTCAATATGTACGACATGGCGCTGAAAGTGCAGGATGAATTTCCGGTCACGTCGCCGATTATCGAGACCGGCCTGCGCCCCGGCGAGAAGCTCGAAGAGGAGCTCACCTACGGCGGCGATCTGATGAAGACCGCAATCGCGAAGGTGTTCGCGGTGCATGAAAACGCCTGCGGTCGGCTGCTGCGCTGGGAAGATTTCAGCGACCTGCTGATGGCGGCGAAATGCCGGAACAAGCAGATGGCGCTGGACAAGCTGTGGGAAATAGTTAGTTGAGCGCGCTCATTACGATGGTAGTGCCGTATTACCGGCAACCGAACATGCTGCGCAAGCAGCTAGAGACGTGGAACACGTACTCGGAAGATGCGCAGTACGCCATAGATTTTATCGTCGTGGACGACTGCAGCCCGGAGCCGGCGGAACCCGTAATTTGCGACTATGCGTATCACAACATGGCGCGCTTGTCAGATCCGGGATTCATTCAACTGTACCGCATCGACAAAGACGTGCCGTGGAACCGCGGCATGGCCCGCAATCTCGGTACGAAGATGGCGACGACGCCGTGGGTGCTGCATGTCGACACGGACCACGTCCTGCCGCCGGACAGCGCTGCGCAACTAGTCGCGTGCGCTGCGCAGTTGCATGCGTCGAAGTGGTATCGCTTCGAGCGCTTCCGTGTCGGCGCGGCCGACGAGACGCGAAAGAAGGACAAAGTGAATCCGCACGCCACATTCGCGAGGATCCACCCGCACATCGACAGTTACCTTTGCACTCCCGAAGCGTTCTGGAAGGCGGGCGGCTACAATACGCGCTTTTCCGGCGTTCTCGGCGGCGGCACACCGTTCTTGAAAGAGATGGAGCGCGCAAACGGCGCGCCGGCTATGATCGAGTTCCCACTGCACGTTCACACGCGCCACTCCGTTCCGGATTCCAGTGAGCACACGTTACCGCGCTCGCCCGAAGCGTTCAAGAAACGCAAGCGGGATATCACGGCTAAGTACGGCACTTTGCGCGCTGATCCGAAAGAGGCGCTGCCGCTACCTTGGCATAGAGTCCTGTGATGGAGTACCGCAGCGTTCCAGGCTTCCCGCGGTACTTGGTGTCGGACACCGGCGTAGTCCTCAACAACGAGGCCGGCGTTTTGCTCAAAGGTAAAAAGGGCCGCTACGGGCATTTGCAGGTAAAGTTGCGCGCAACGCGCGGCGCCAAACCGCGATGGTTCGGCGTGCATCAGCTCGTACTGCTGGCGTTTGTCGGGCCGCCACCTGAGGATCACGAAGTGCGCCATAGAGACGGCGTCTCGTCTAACAACTGCATGTCGAACTTGACTTACGGTACGGTGCTCGAAAACCAGCAGGACCGAAAGATTCACGGGACGGCGCCGGTAGGCGCTGCAAACGGTCGCGCGAAGCTGGACGAACCGAAAGTCCGCGCCATTCGTGTTGCGCTTGATCGAGGGCTCAACCAGTACGACATTGCGGCGGCGTACGGGATAGGGCAAGCTGCGGTAAGCCGCATAAAACGCGGCGCGGCATGGGGCCACGCTCTCTGATGAAAGTTTTCCTCGACGTCGGCGCGCACACCGGCCAAACGCTCGCCGCGGCGAAGCGTTGGGATTTCGACCGCATAGTCTGCTTCGAGCCGGTGCATGAACACCAGAAAATGCTCGCGAAACTCGCGGACCAGCGTACGCAGATCGTGCCGTACGGCTTGTGGGACCGCGACGAAGCGGCAGAGTTGTACGATCCAGGCAGCCAAGGTGCGAGCTTGTGGAAGCGCCCCGGACGCCCTGAAACGCACATTTCTTGCACGTTCGTGAGCGCCGCCGAATGGCTGCGCGACAACATCTATCCCGGCGATACCGCGTGGATGAAGCTGAATGTCGAAGGCGCGGAACTCGACATCGTCACGGACCTTCTCGACAGCGGCACGATGGCGTACATCAGCTTTCTGCAAGTCATGTGGGACGCGCGCAAGATCCCGGAAATCGCAGGCCGACTGAACGCGGTGCGAAACCGCGTGGAAGCCAAGTACCAGCCGCCGCGAGTAGTTAGTTCCGCTACGTTCGAGCTGTCTGCCACCCACACGGCGCGCATCGACAGTTGGCTGGCGATGACCGGCAGCGTGAAGCTGCTATGAGCGTAGACAAATACCCCAAGGTTCACGACGAGTGGACGACGCTCAAGAAACTTCAGCAGGGCTTAAGTATCGCGCGGTTCGGCGACGGCGAGCTCAAGATGATGACCGGCAACGAGTACATCCGCGAGCCCGCTAATCGGAAGATGGCGCGCGAGCTGAACGAGGTTATAGCGAATCCACATAAACGCTGCCTCGTCGGCATCTGGCCGTACAACAAAGAGAGCCCCAAGTACGCCTCCATGCTGCGCCACCGCGAGCGCTTCAAGCAGGTGCTCTCGCCGGATGTTGAGTACTACTCCTCACTCATCAGCCGCCCGGATTCCGCGCCGTGGATTCGCACGCGCGAATACGCGCTCGAGTTTCGGAAGCTGTGGGCCGGCAAGCGCGTAGCGATCTTGTGCGAGCCGACCAGCGGGGCGCTTCGCGCACTAACGGGCGCCGCAATGATCGACCACGTAGAGTGCCCACGCACGCGCGCATACGCGGATATCGACTGGTTTCACAAACAGCTTCTGCGCAACGGCCCGGACATCGCGATTCTCGCCTGCGGCCCAACCGCAACCTGCTTGGCGAACCGGCTCTCGAAGCACGGCATCCAGGCAATCGACTTTGGTAGCGGGGGAAGCTTCCTAGCGAAGCTGTTAGACGATGCTTGACGTGCTCGTATGGATGTGGCACGACCCGCATCTTCAAGGCTCGCGCGGCACTCGCAACATCGGCCCTGTTATCGTGCCGCAAGTGCGTTACGACCTGCAGATATCCGGCCGGCGCGCTAAAATGCTGCTGGCCGCCGGAAAGACGCTGCCGCCTCCGCCGAAGCCGGTCCTGCCGCGCGGCGCCCCGTCGCCGCCGCGTTTCTTCCAAGCAAAGCACGTTAACCGGCTTTGTGAGCTGTTTAAGGCGCACCTGCCGATCCCGCACCGCTTCGTCTGCATCACGGACGACACCGAAGGGTTCAGCGAGCACGTCACGGTAATTCAGACGCCGCCTGCGGCGCTCGCCGCCGGCAAAATCCGCTCGCCCGAGGGCAATCGCTTCCCGTCCTGCTATCGCCGGCTGTGGGCGCAATCGGACGAAGCTAAAGAATACTTGAGCGATAGGGTGCTTCTCGGTGACATAGATATGGTCCCCGTGAATGATTTGACGCCGATCGTTGACCGCAGCGAACCATTCGTGGGATGGCGGCCATTCCGCGACTGGGGCAAGCAGACCCGCATAGGCGGGGGCCTTTATCTATACACGCCGGGCGCACATGCAAAGGTTTGGACCGATTTCATAAAGAACCCTCACGCGGCCGTTGCGCAAGCACGCGCCGCGGGGTTCCGCGGATCGGACCAGGCGTGGCTCTCTTTCAAGCTGGCCGATAAAGTGCCGGTCTGGAGTCGTCAATCTGGCCTGTACTCTATTCGCGATCTCGGCGCCGATCACGGTCTGCCGAAAGATGCGCGGCTGGTACAGTTCAACGGCCCGATAAAACCTTGGGATTATAGAGGCCCCGCTTCATGGATTTCACAACACTGGCGCGGATTTGCACCAACTGCCAAGAGATGACGCCACACGCGGATTTCTACGATTGCGATGCGTGCTGGTGTAAAGAGTGTCGAAAGATGGACGAAAAGCGCAGGCGCAGTGATCCGGTATTTCGAGCGAAGTTCAGACAGCGTTACGAGACGGACACCGGAGTGCGCGCAGGCTATATGGTGGCGCGCGCCAAGAAGCGGGCCGTATCGACCGGAGTTAAGTTCTCGCTCACGAAAGAGTGGGTTAAAGCTGCGCTGGATCGCGGCACTTGCGAAATCACCGGGCTACCGTTCGACCTGAAAGCGTCGTCGCGGGACCCCCGCAATCCGTACGGGCCGGCCATAGACCGGCGCATCGCGGGCGGCGACTACAGCGAGGTAAACTGCCGCATAGTGCTTATTGCAGTGAACACCGCGCTGCTCGATTGGGGCGACGAACCGTTCTTTCGCATCGTACGTGCTGTTGTAGACCGCGGACTGGCTTGATAGGATGCGCGAATGAGTGTTACCCCCGAGCAGATGACCGCTGGCCTGGCCGGCGCCGTTGACCAAGGCGTTCGCATGGGCGACGGCGAAGACGCTATCCCGGAAGGCGAGCTCGAAGCGGTCAAAAAGACCGTCAAGGAATACGACACCGCCCGCGCGTTTGACAAGACTCAGCGCCACCGATACGCGCGCGATCGGCGTTACGCCGCCGGCAACTCGAATCCGAAATGGGCTTCCGATGCGAACATCATCGGCGCCTTCATCGACATCATTTCGTCTTTCCTGTATGCGAAAGACCCGGACGTAAGCGCGCGCCCTGCGGCGCACGTCGCCCCGCCGTCTCCGAAAGCCCCCGTCATGCCGCCGATGGGCGCGCTGCCTGGAATGCCGGTCGACCCCCTCGCGGCGCCTGTCGATCCTCTCGCAGCGCCAATCGACCCGATGGCGCCACCTTTGGCCGATCCGATGGCCGATCCTGCTACCGCTTTCGCCGGCCCGCCGGGCGTTCCGCCGGGCGTTCCGCCTCCGATGCCGGTCGCGCCGCCCGCGGCGCAGAGCGCCGAGCCGCTCGAGCAGGAAGACGCCGCGCGGTTCGCCGAAACGGCGCAAATCGTCATCAGCAAGTCGTGGAAGAAGGCCGCTTTGAAGCGCGTTATGAAGCGCGTACTGCGCTCCTCGCTCTCCGTCGGCCCAGGCTGGTTCAAATCGTACATCTATTCCGAGCAGGGCCGAAATCCGCTCGTCGAGAAAGAGCTTTCCGACGCCCGCGACAATCTGGAGCGCATCCAGAAGTTGCAGGACGACCTGACGGGCTTGCAGCCTGACACCGACGAGGCGCTCACGCTGGAGCAGCTGAAATTCCAGATCGCCGGGCTCGAAAAGCGCGTCGAACTGATGGTAAAGCGCGGCCAGTGCATCGATTTCATTCGCGCCGATGACATGCAAGTCAGCCTGGACGTGCCGACGCTTGCTGACTATCGCGACGCCGATTGGCTGTCGCACGACCTGTACATCGAGAAGGACAGCGCAAAAGCGCGCTTTCCGCGCATCAAGGACGCCCAGTGGGGCACCGCGGCCGAGTACGTTCAGCGCGAGACGCAGAAAAACGTGCAGCCGATGGACGGTTACGCATCCCCGGAGCTCGCCATCCCGGAAGGCACTTACGTCAAGGCCACCGACAACGTCGGCCAGGGCTCGGGCGTCACCGGCGGCAAAGACTCTGCGGTCAAATTCGTGAAAGTGGTCGAGTTCTGGGACCACCGTGACATGAACGTCAAGACGTTCGTGGACGGGATCGATCGCTGGGCGGTCGAGCCTTACCCGCCCGAACACGCTGCGTCGCGCTACTATCCGTTTTTCCAACTGGCGCTGTTCGAAGTTGATGGCGCGCGGCATCCGCAGTCGCTCGTCGACCGTACGTGGAAGCTGCAGGATGAGTACAGCTCGCGCCGCTCCAGTGGTCGTAAGACTCGCGAGCGCTCCATCCCCGGCATCGTGTTCAACTCGAGCGAGATGGACGTCGAGCAGGTCAAGAAGCTCGAGAGCAGCACTGAGCTTGAGATGGTCGGCATTCGCACCACGACGCCCGGCGTCAAGATGGACGACATCATGACCGCGAAGCCCGTGCCGAACATCGATCCCGCCATTTTCGCGACCACGGATATCCTGTACGACATGAACGTCGTCACCGGTGTCCAGGAAGCGCAAGCCTCGGGCTCATCGAGCGCCAACACGGCTACCGAGGCAGACATTCAGCAGTCCGGGTTCGCATCGCGCACCAACGCCGATCGCGATACCGAAGAGGATCTGCTGACCGAATTCGCCCAGTACACGCTGGAAATTGCGGTGCAGGGCCTGACGGCGCGCGACGTGCAGCGCCTCGCCGGCCCGTTCGCGTTCTGGCCGGAAGGCATGGACGTTGAAGACGTGCTCACGCTCGTTGAAGTGGAAGTGGAGGCCGGCACCACCGGCAAGCCGCGCGCCCAAGCCGACAAGGAAACGTGGGCGACGCTCCTGCCGCTCATCATGGAACTCGTGCCCCAGATTCGCCTGTCGGAACAGACCGGCGACATCGGCATGGCTGAGACGCTGAAAAACATTTTGCGTGAGACGCTGAAACGACTTGACGACCGCCTCACCTTGGAGAGCATACTCGCACCGGGCGCCGCGCCGCCGATGTTGCCTGGTATGCCCGGTGCTCCGGCAACTTCCGCACTTCCCGGCGCGGCCCCGCCTGTCGGGAACGGCACAGTGAACAATCCGGCTGCGCAAGGCGCGCCGCCCCCACTCTAACGACCCCTGACGAGAACCACCCATGCCCAAAGAGAACGAAGGCGAAAGCCTGCTCGACGCCATCAACGCCGGTCTCCCGTCCGACGACGCCCCTGAAGAGGAGATCGTCGAAGAGGAGGCCCCCGAGGGCGAAGAAGCCGAGGAAACGCCGGAAGGCGAAGAAGCCCCCGAAGGCGAAGAAGCCGAAGAGGCCACCGAAGGCGAAGAAGCGGAAGAGACCGAAGAAGAGGCCGCTGCGAAAGCTGCCGCCAAATCACCGAAAGAGACCGATCCCGTCAACGATCCGCTCCCGCGCGGCACGCTGCAGTCGACCGCCGAGCGTTTCAAGCATGTGGTGGACAAGCTCAAAGAGCAGACATCCGCGCGCGAGACCGTCGAGACGCAGTACAACGAACTCATCGGCGAGATCACTGGCGCCGGCATGAACGGACAGACGTTCGGCCATCTGCTCACGTACGCCAGCAATTACAACAGCGGCACCTACGAAGGGCTGCAAAAAGCGTGGGACATTCTGAGCGGCGAGATGAAAGCGCTCGCGGAGCTGCTCGGCGAGCCGATGCCGGGCCAGGATATCCTTGCGACTCACGCCGATTTGCTCAAGGAAGTCAACGACAAGCTCATCACGCCCGAGCGCGCGGTCGAAATCGCCAAGCAGCGCAACCGCGCCGCGGCGCAGACGAAGCTCGGGCAGGTCAAGCAGACGACGCAGCAAAGCGCCCAGCAGCAGGCTCAGGCCACTGCGGCCGGCAAGGCTGCGCTGACTACGCTCGGCAAACAGCTCGCCGCGAAGGACGGTCCTGCCGAATACCGGCGCAAGGCGGGACTCGTGGTGGGGATGCTCCAGAGCATGCTGCCGGATCTGCCGCCAGCGAAGTGGGCGAAAGCCTTCAAAACGGCATACGACCAGGTTCCGGCTGCCGCGAAGGCGGCGGGCAAGCAGTTGCCGAAGAACCAGCCGCTGCGCGGCAACAAGGTGCCCTCGGGCTCCAGCTCCAAGCAGCCGAAGACAATGCTCGAGGCCGTCAACGGCGCATTCGAGTAATGGCGTGCTCGGCGTGCCTGCGAAGACGCGAAAAGTTGCGGGCCGCAGCGAAAGCGATCCGCAACAAGACGCAGTCTATCGCTGGGAGGGTTCTTGGAAAGCGTGGAACCGCGCCGAGCTCACCCTCACCGAGTGCCGGTCGGCGATAAGCTGGGCGTGCGATCAGTTCGGCATCGCGGCACCGCGTGTCGGGCAGCATGCCGGCAAGAGCTACCCTTGGTGCGATGTCGAGAAGCGGGTAGTTAGCTTCTCGCTCAAAGGCAAGAACGTCGCGACTGCGCTGCACGAAGCAGCGCACCTCATAGTCAACGATGTTTTCGGCGCGCGGGTGCAAGATCACGGGCCGACGTTTCTCGGCGCGTATATGTGGCTGCTTGAAACCGCCGGTGTCGCGCCGCGCATCGCGCTTCACGCCACTGCGCGATCACACGGTTTGAAATGGCGTCACCTGAGTCCTGAACAATGCAGCGCCTCGTAACTGAACTTTTCCACCGCTGGGAGGGCAAGCCGATTCTGGTCATCGGCGGCGGCCCGTCGGTGCTGCGCGACTTGCCACTGCTCAAGGAGACGCCAGCTTGCGTGATTTCGGCCAACGAACACGGCTTCAAGCAGGATCGCTTCAAAGTCGATCTAGTCACCAACGTCGACAAGCGCCACTGCCTGCTGAAAGAGCCGATGGAGAAGATCCTCCGGCCGTACGGCGCGCCGATCGTGAACCGCCATAGTTGGGCCGACTACCGGCTGCCCGACTGGACGATGGCCGGCAACACCGGCATGCAGGCTATTGCGCTCGCGGCGACGCTCGGCGCGAGCCAGGTCATCGTGACCGGCATCGATATGTGGGAGGGCGGCCGGCGATATTTCCA